TCGTTAGATATTGGAGCAGATGTAGTGTCAGTTGGTGAATTAAAAAGGGCCTTGGAAGCTGGTTTCGATCCAAATAAAATAATTTTTGAAGGTGTTGGAAAATCTGAACAAGACTTACTCTATGCTATGCATAAAAATATACGTTTAATTAATACTGAATCTTTAGAAGAAATAAAACTACTCGATAATTTAGCAAATGAAAAAAATAAAGAATTTTTGAGAAAAATAGGAATAAGAAAAAAAGTAGAACCAGTTGTTCAAGACGTAACAGTTCCAAAAAGTGATTTAAGGCAAGCAGTAAATAAAACAGAGTTTACAGTAGCTACAAAAAATATTCAACCAAATAAAATCAAAAAAGTAAAAGATCCGTTTAGTGATGAGAAGCGAAAACAAGGAAGAGAGTTTATAAAAAGAACCAGAAGAGATGGAGATATGTATAGTGCATAAATAGTCAATAAAGTTTAGAATTATGTTAATTAAGGTCTTAGCAGCGGAGGGTAACTTATCATCTGCATCAAATGTTGATTCTGCTAGTGTGGTAAGACTTTACAATGGTCATTCCGCAGCGTTAGTAATAACAAGAACAGATTCATCAGATACAACAATCGGTAGTTTTACTTTAGGTACTTTACAATCAATAGTAATTGAGAAAGATTATAGCGATAAATTATCTGCAGCCTCAAATGGTGCAAGTGTCAAAGCAGTGAAGGTGGCATTTACTATTTCATAATTATTTAAATGAGTGAAGTTTATCTTGGTAATCCTAATTTAAAAAAGGCAAATACTCCTATTGAGTTTTCTCAAGAGAATATTCTTGAGTTTATGAGATGTAAAGAAGATCCTGTATATTTTGCAAACAAACATATAAAGATTGTATCGATTGATGAAGGATTAGTTCCATTTCGGATGTATCCTTTCCAGAAAAAACTTATAAGTAATTTCCATGAAAACCGTTTTAACATCTGTAAGATGCCTCGGCAAACGGGTAAATCCACTACAGTTGTATCTTATCTCTTACATTACGCAGTTTTTAATGATAATATCAATATTGCTATACTGGCGAACAAGGCATCCACTGCCAGAGATTTATTAGGTAGACTTCAATTAGCATATGAAAATTTGCCAAGGTGGATGCAACAAGGTATCATATCATGGAATAAAGGATCTTTAGAATTAGAAAATGGTTCAAAAATATCAGCTAACTCGACTTCTTCTTCGGCTGTTCGTGGGGGTTCTTACAACGTTATTTTTCTTGATGAGTTCGCCTTTATACCAAATCATATTGCCGACGACTTTTTTGCTTCTGTATATCCTACTATTAGTTCTGGTCAAAAATCAAAAGTTATAATTGTTTCTACTCCAAGAGGTATGAATCATTTTTATCGTATGTGGCATGATGCCGAAAGAGATAAAAATGAATATGTACCAACAGAAGTTCATTGGTCTGAGGTACCAGGTCGTGATGAAGCATGGAAAGAACAAACAATTGCTAACACTTCAGAACAACAATTTAAAGTTGAGTTTGAATGTGAGTTTCTTGGATCTGTTAATACTTTAATCAGCACATCAAAATTAAAAAATCTTGTATATGAAAGTCCAATACAAAGAAATGCAGGTTTAGATGTATATGAAACACCACAAAAAGATCATAATTATTTGATCACAGTTGACGTTGCTCGTGGTTTAGGTAATGACTATTCAGCATTTATTGTTTTTGATATTACTAATTTTCCATACAAAGCAGTGGCAAAATATCGAAATAATGAAATTAAACCAATGTTATTTCCAAGTATTATTGATGATATTGGTAAGGCATACAATAAAGCATTTATATTATGTGAGGTAAATGATATTGGTGATCAAGTGGCATCCATACTTAACTATGATTTAGAATATGATAATTTATTGATGTGTTCTCAAAGAGGTCGTGCAGGTCAAGTCGTTGGTGCTGGTTTTAGTGGTAAACGATCACAGTTAGGTGTAAGAACCACCGCTGCTGTGAAAAAACTTGGTTGTAGTAATTTAAAAACACTACTAGAAGATGATAAGATACTCGTAATTGATTATGATATTATATCTGAATTAACAACTTTTTCACAAAAACATAACTCATTTGAAGCAGAGGAAGGATGTAATGATGACTTAGCAATGTGTTTAGTGATATTTGCTTGGTTAGTAGCACAAGATTATTTTAAAGAAATGACTGATAATGATGTAAGAAAAAGAATATATGAAGAGCAAAAGAATCAGATAGAGCAGGATATGGCACCTTTTGGATTTATGTCTGATGGTTTAGATGATAGCAGTTTTGTTGATAATGATGGAGATTTATGGAAAGTGGATGAATATGGTGACAGATCTTATATGTGGGATTATATGTAATGGAATTAACTGCAAGTAATGTAATCAAATCATTATCAGAAATTGCTCCTTATATTGAAGCAGATGGTGGATTTGTAGAGTTTGTGGAAATAGAAGAAGAAACAAAGTTTGTAAAAGTAAGATTAGGTGGTGCGTGTACAAGTTGTGCGATGAGTGCGATGACTTTAAAACAAGGAATACAGAATAAGATATTTCAAGATATCCCAGATTGTAATGGTGTGATTCAAGTTTTGTGATGGATTTTGACGAACAACTTGAAGTTGATCATTTTGTTCTAACTGAACGTAAATGTCGTGTATGTGGTAAAGTTAAGGATTTAATAGATGGTTTTTATTTGATAAGGAAAAATAAAAGTATACAATCATCATATTCATATGAATGTAAATCCTGCACTATCCAAAGAGTTAAAAGAAAGAAAAAGGTAGAAATAAAAAGATGGGAATACCCTGATTGGTAGTTCATGCACTGTTTCCCCGATGAAAATGGTGTTTTTAATAAATAATTCCAGAAAAAATATCCTGAGATTGGAGAATACAATATGGCTTTAAATTTAGCCTCTCCTGGTATAGTAGTAAGAGAAGTTGACCTCACCATTGGTAGAGTAGACGCTACAAGCGGCTCTATTGGTGCGTTAGTTGCTCCATTTACGAAAGGTCCTGTGGAGGACGCACAACTCATTGAGAGTGAGGAGGATCTATTACAAACTTTTGGTCAACCATATTCAATAGATAATCACTATGAATATTGGATGGTTGCATCTTCTTACCTAGCTTATGGTGGAACACTTCAAGTTATCCGTGCTGACGATTACAACACACAAACTGGAGTTGGTCTTAAGAATGCTTTTGTAGGAACTGCTTCTAGTATAAGAATCAAGAGTGATACTCACTATAACCAATTAGGTTATGATGATAATACAATTACAGGTGTAACAGTCGCAGCAAAAACACCTGGTAGTTATGCAAACGGATTATTAATATCAATAATCGACTCTGCTGCAGATCAAATACTAACTGTTGCATCTGGTAACACAGTTCAAGTTGGAACAGCGGTAACTCAAACAGCAGTTGGAAGAGTCGTTGCTGGTGCTGGTGGAACAAGTGTTCTAGATGGTTACGTAAAAGGAATCGTAACAAAGAGCACAGACACTACACTAGAAGTAAAAGTTCTTTCACATGTTTCTGCTGCTGGAACAGTCACAAACGTTAACTACCAGAATGGTGGAGTTTACAATTTTACTCCAACTGGAATTGTCGGACTTACAACAGCAGGTCAAGCAGTAACATTCTCTGGTGCTGATAAGACATATACTCAAGCAGTTGATTGGTTTGAAAGACAAGAGGTTGTATTAACAAGTACAGACACAAATGGTAATCCACTTAAGATAGAGTGGGATGCAATTGCAGATGCACCAGGCACATCATCATACGCAGCTGCTAGAGGTGGTAGATTTGATGAGGTTCACGTTGTTGTTATAGATGATAAAGGAACAATCACAGGTAACACTGGAACAGTTCTTGAAAAACATCTTAATCTATCAAAAGCAAAAGACGCTGAATATTCAGTCGGATCAACAGCATATTGGAGAAAGTATCTTGCTACTAACTCACAATATATTTACGGTGGTAGTGAACCAGCTGGAATTACTACAACTGGGTATAGTATCACATCAAATAACACATTAGATGCTGATAGTGGATGGGATCAAGATGCAAGTGGAGTAAACTTTGGTGCTTCAGGGGTTGTGACTGCTTCTCTTGCAGGTGGTACAAACTACGGAGATAAGACAGACTACACAACTACAGGTGCATTGACATCAGGTGTTGATGACCTAATCAGTGGTTATGAATTATTCGCAAATACAGAAGAAGTTGAAGTAGACTTTATATTGATGGGTGCTGCTCATCATCCAAAAGAGCAGTCACAGGCACTTGCAGAAAAATGTATTGCAGTTGCTGAAGGAAGAAAAGATGCAGTCGCATTTATCTCACCTTATCGTCAAGCATTCTTGAATGATAGTTCAGTAGGTGCTGTGACTGTGAATAACATAGACACGATGACTAATTTTCATAG